GACCAACAAAGTTTTGTACGTCCTTTTAGTTAAGGAGTCGAACATACTGTTAGTGCAATTTTAATAAATTGTAACCTAAGTGTAAAATTACTGCAGGGCCAAAAGCTCTGCAATACAAACCACTAAGGTCAATAACTAAATTGCAGAGCTAAAAGCTCCTAACAACGACTTATAAATAAGCCGCACATCCGGGCACACGGATGACTAGGTGTAAAATGTTTATAGACACATCTTACGACGTCTTTTCGTTTAATTTATGGAGCGGCTGATGGTACAGTTGCATACTTGTATAGTATTGGGCAACCAACGAAAAAGAATAACGAAAAATCTTCTCCGACCGAACTCCAATCATGTATATACGATGAAGTTCCTCCGAACGCACGCGACCCATTCGGGTAAAGCATGTGTTCTATAGTAACGGATTCAACACCGTTAAGATAGTCTGAGCTTGGGTCACGCGCCGTGCTCATTCTACCACCGTTGTAGTAAGGAATTTCAATTTCCAATACCGCATTCTGCGAGGTATGAGTAGTGCTGGCACCACCAAAAGTTTTGGTGCCATAGCTCATAGCAAGACTTCTTTGCAGTAATGCTTCATCAGATATATTAAAATCTGTGTTTGCTACTGCATGAGCTTTATATCCCGATCGCGTGACAATCGGGCTTGTTCCAACGTTTCCATCGAACATGTATTTCTTCCTCACAGAACCTCTCCATCCAGCATAGCACGGCATCATAAATGATAACGGGCAAGTGGATGTAAAGTTTCCGCGAGTAGCCCCTGCACCATTAGTTTCAATGCCTTGAAGATCATCACCATAATTATAAGGGAGACCTTTGAGTGTAAGCGTTGAAAGCCTAAGGTTACCAGAGGTAGGAGTTTCTGTAATCCATACTTTTGATAAAGTATAGCGTCTAAATAACTGACGTAAGGAAGTTATAGATTCTCCAAAGAAAACTTCCATTTGATGGTCCACCTCTCCTAGAGTACTAGAGATCTTGGTGACCGATGAATCAGGGGAAGTTGGACTAGTTAAAGCCAACTCAGCCATGGCCGATTGTGGAACATATCGACTACCTGATTGTTGTGCAAACAAACTGAAATGTTGTAATGCGTGATCCGATGGTCCTCCCAATTTAAGGTCGTCACATGCGGAAACAAAAACATTAATTTTCAAATTCTTATCTGCAGCTGGAGATACTAATGTATTCAAAACAATACATTCAAGTACACCATTCCAACTATCTGTGGTATCTTTTAAGAACCTCGTAGTACCGAATTTGTCAGTATTGATAATTGTCATGGGTTTCACATCGAGAAAAGGTAAGGCTTGACCCCAACCGATCTCGATTTCGAAATCTTCCTCCTCCGCTATATCTACAACACGTGAATAAACAGTGTTATAGTTAATAGGTGCACCATGTGCTTGAGGATCCCATCGAAACAATAAACGTCCTTTGTGAAATGCTGATTTGACAATCTGGAACCTAAATTTAATAGTTCCTTGCCATTTATCAAACATCGCAGACGTCATTGACATGGGAGTAGGATGGATTTCCGTGGTTCCATTTCCACGATACAATGTAGGCCCAACTCGACTAGTCCACAACAAAGAATCCAAAGCGGATGTTGTATCATACGAGAATTGAGTCAAGTAAGACTCACGGGTAACAAGAGATTTTATTGTCATCTGATCGGCTCCATCTAAACCGACAGTGCGTGAATCAACCGTTAGCTCCTGTTTTGAATCAAGAGTTAAACGATTGACTGCTTCCGCAGCGTCAGTGTTACATAAATTACCAGTAACGGTTGGTTTTTGTAAAACAGTATCAGAAATGATAGCCGGTCTAGAATAACCAAAGTGAGCTGAAACATCACCTATAGCTTGTGCACAAATCTGAGTTGCACGAGCATACGGACCAATCATAGGTGCATCTACCAAAGCTCCAGCAGCCTTAGCAATCGCAGATGCAGGACCAGAAATAATACCTTTTCCGTATTCATCTCCAGAATTCATCTTAGGACGCTTACCGGATT